ATGCCCTGCTGAGCCTGTGCATCTTGAGCAGCTTCGAAAGTCCAACGAGCAGAGAGCTTACGGCTCTTTGCTTCAACTGGTGCCTTCAAGATCTGAATGCTCATTCTACGACCTGGGGTACCTTCAAGCTGTGCAGTTGAAGTTGCCTTTGGTGCAGAACTGCTGTCGTTACCTGAGTAAGCAGCAGCAATCTTGAATGGGCTTAGTGCTTCTTCACCAGCAACTACGTCCGAACCGCTAGCAGTATCAGCATAACGAACACGTAGAGTGTGGATCTGAGCAACTGGACCAGTCATTGGCTGAACACCAACGATTTCGTTAGCAATAACAGTTGGCATAACACGTCGAATTACTGGAAGAATGACGCGGTTTAGTGTAGCAATGTTGCCTGCAGAAGTCGCACCAGAGGAAGCGCTTTCTGAAAGGTAACGACGTGTATTATCTAGGCATACAGACATCGAAGCTTTGCGGGTCCCTTGGAGGCCTTCAAGCAGAGCTTCTTTGGTTTCTGACCATCTTTCGTTCAGAAGTTGTGACATTTTTTTTCTCCTTGAAAATGTTATTTTAGACCCGCCAATTTGCGGATATCTACTATATTATCTAAGCCTACCTCAGTATTTTTTACGGTACGATCACCAACTGCTTCTGTTAAAACAGCAGAAGTTTTTGGCTTTCGTGTTTCGCCTTCCATGACTGCGGGTAGGTATTTATCGAAGGCTCCTGCTAAACGCTTGGTGTCTACTGACTCCAATAGTTCACGCATGATTCCTTTTTTATCAGCACTTAGGGGTGCTAATAGTTCACCCATTACAACTTTACGCTCCATCAAGTCTTTCTGAACACGAAGTTCGCGTTCTTTGGATTCTGCTAGTTGGAGAGCTTCTGCTTGGGATGTTTGTGCTTCGGCAATTTCAGCATCTTTCTTATTGATGATCTTCAACAATTTTGATGTTTCTGACTTTTCATTAAGAAAACTGTGCTGAAATTCTTGAGCGTATGCTTCAAAAATACGACGTCCAAAGCTGCTTGTTCGAGCAGAATCAATATCTTCACGCAACTGATAAATCTCATTACGCAAGGTTGCTTCTACTGTTTTCTGTACAGTTGTAGATGCGCGTTTGATGAATTGTGTTTTAACTTCGTCAAGTTTTGCCTTAGCTCCTGCTACTAGCTTAACTTTAGTTTCAGCTAGATCACGCTTGTCTTCAGCAAACTCAGAAATTTCTCTTGCAAGTGCGCTTACAACGAACTGCTCAAGCTTTTCAAAATTCTCTGCGACTTTTACTCGGTCGCTTTGGAATTCTTTAAGTTCATTAGCTAATTGATGAGTAACAAAAGATTCCATCATTCTGGTGTCACCTTTCATTTTTTCAACATACTTGGCACGGGTTTCGGCCAAAGCACGTCTATCCTCGGCAAATTCAGTAATTTCTGCGGCCAATCTTTCACTTAGCATTGAATTCATAGATTCAATGATAACGCCTTTGTCGTGTTCGTATTTTTGAGCAAATTCTTCACGGAGTTCGGCTGTGACTTGGTCGCGATTCTCTTGGATTCTTAGATCAAAAGCTTCTTGGACAGCAGAACGAACTTGTTCTGACATCATGCCGCTTTCTACTAACTGTTTGAATGCATCCAACATCTATTTCTCCTCGGGCTTATTTTAGACCTTTAATAATCTGCACGATAGATTCTTGCAGATATTTTTGGGCCTTTGGATCTTCTTTAACTTCTTGCGCAACTCTCCAACTTTGATATCCGCCCTTATTATTCATAAGATGCTCGTATACAGGAGTTGGATAAGCTCCAGGCGCGCTCGGCTGGGCAACAATATCAACAGTGATAATTTCAAAATCAGAAACTTCTCCTGTTCCGTCTTTAACGTTTCCGCTACCTCTGGAACTTACGCCAAGTTTTACGCCTGATTCTAACATTGTCTTGATGAGATTACCCATAGGAGTTGGCAAAACTTTCATCTTGCCATATCCATTAGGACCGTCCATCCACATTTCTGTAATCATGTGCGACACACGGTCTAAATTTACTTTAAGATCATCTGGATGATCAACTTCTCCGAGAACACTATATCCGTTTTGAATCTGGTCATTCAATGTCTTGACGGCATTGCCAATTTCATTAACTGGATAAACACGCTGATTAGCGTTGCGAATCCCGCCTTGGATGCAAATGCCTTTTAACCAAAGATTTTTACCATTCTCTCCATCATTTTCTAAAATGACACGAGCTTGGTCAAAACTCAAATGTTCTCGTAAGTAGCGCGACATCGTGATTCCTTACTTTGCTCTATTAGGGGCGCCAGTTAGAGGACTCTTGGTGATTACACCACCTGTCTGACCTGCTTTGTCGCCACCAGCAACTGCACCAACTCCAGCACCTTCTTTGTTGCCTGGCTTCTTAGCCTGACCCCAAATATTCTTTGTACTACGGCTCTTGCTCTGGGAATTTTCAAAGTTGCCAGCGTGTGGAAAATCACCGCCCTTCTTAACTAAACCGCCAACTTTACCCTTTGGTGATGTACCGTCTTCGTCTGCACCTTTGCAGTCTTGTGCAATGTTCTTAGCATTTGCACCACTGGTTGGTTTACCAGATCCTGAACTTACTGGGCTCTTGCCTTCTTTAGGAGCAGACATTGTTTCGCCTGTTCGACCGCCTACAAGACCGCCATCCATTGTTGCAGTGATCTTTTCGATGTATTCACGCATGGTTTCACCCTGACTCTTGCGGGATTCAAACGGCATTTTTGACTCTTCATCATCTGACTCTTCATCATCTGATTCTTCTTCATCATCTGACTCTTCATCATCATCTGACTCTTCGTCATCTGATTCTTCATCATCAAAATTACCCATTGAGTCCATATCTGAATCATCTTCTTCGGAATCAAGATCGAGCGAGCCACCGTCTAGTATTTTTTGAAATGCGGCTTTTAGCTCTTCTAGCGAATCTGTTAGATCATGGATATCGTCTTTGGTAGCAGGCTCACCTTCATCTTCTTCATGACCCAATTCGTCATCATGTTCATCACCAAAATCATGATCTACGACATCATCTTCGAAGTCGTCAGTTTTGTCCTGAACAGGGAATTCATCACCAAATTCATCACCTTTTGCGAATTCGTCAACATAACTTTCGTTAGTTTCATCTTCGTCTTCGTATTCGTCTTGCTCTTCTTCCTGCTCTTCTTCAGAAAGAATTTTTTCATAAATACTGCGTGACATTTCTACGACAATTTCATGAAATAGCTCGTCAGCCTTTGCTTTTTCTTCATTTACAATTAAGTCTAATAGTTGTTCAAATTTAGACATAAATTAATCTCCTTGATAATGTGTGGATTGTTTTGTATATTTACAAGTAACGCTAAAATAGCGGGTGGAATGCACCTAAAATAGAGGTTTTTGATTTTTACTAGGGCAAAATTATATTTATAAAAAATAAAAAATTTTACATCATAGGTGCTGCATCTTGCACAGGTGGAATAGCATACATGGCTCTAATTAATACCATATCTTCTTCAATTTCTTGCTCACGCGCTTCACCTGCTAGACGAAGCTTGTTTATCATTCCCAGTGTTAGACGAGTCTTTCTAGTACTATTGACATCTAGAATACTTTTATCATCTCTAGGATCATAGCGTCGGTCCTGTTTCTGATCAGGATCTTTTTCATTGAAATATATGAATTCTCTTAGCAGCATATGATTATTTATACTTACATCGGCGGAGGAGCTGAACTAGCTCCTGGCGCTGGTGCCGCTCCTGAAGCTGGTGGTGCCGCTCCCATATCACCGTCTGTCATTCCTTCTGGAGGAATACCAGCATTATCAATTGCACCTAGATCCATTGCTGCACCACCTGCTGTAATTCCCGCTGATCTCATTTCCGCACTGGCGCCTAGACCCTGTTGAATATTTTCCAGATTTTCCTCTCTCCACAACTTTTGATTTTCTGCAACTTCTTCTTCGCTCATACCTAAGAAACGCTTTAATGCAAATCGCTTGCTAATAAAGGCTACCTCTGACATACTTGCGAATGTGGAAACTCGAACGGTGTCCATTTCTGCTTGGCGATAGGAGGCAAAGTTCTGAGGAGGATTAAATTTAATATCAAAAATATTAGGATCAACATTAACCCCTTTGTTAAAGAGATACAATTTAAATTCATTATCAAAGTGCTCGTTTAAGATTCCTTGTAATCTCTGACAATATTTGTTGAATCTCAACTCTTGGATATAGGCGGTTCCCACTCTACCATCGTTAAAGGCAGAGCCTCCATCATCAGGACCGGTGGGAAGGTAGCTGCTAGGAATACGCAACGCTCTAAAAAGCTTATTAGTAAAGTACCGTAAATCATCTATTTCCCCCAAATTTGATCCGCCTGGAAGAATTTCAACTTTACTACCTCTTCCCTCCGCAGTTTGTGGAAAGAAGAAATCATCACCTATTGCTAGTGGGTTGTAGCTAGTGTCAATAACGCTTGTTCCGCCACCGGTCAAACTAGGAATTCTTCGTTGATTTACTTCGTTCTTGACTCTTTCAACAAAGCTCATTGCTAGGTGACTTGGCATGTTGCCAACGTCAATATAAAATACTCTACGCTCTGGAGCACGTTGCACACGATAAATGATAATCGCGTCTTCGAGTAATTCTTTTTGCTTATAAACTTTAAAAATACTTTCTAATAGACTGTTACCAAAGGGAAAATTATCATCTAATCCCTCACTCATCGATAGATGAATTACATGCTTGGCATCTATAGCATACTGATTTTGATTAAGTTGAAATCTAGTTCCAACATTTCCTGGAATGCTTCCGGCCATACCACGTTGTTGAGCGCCAGCAGTCATATAATTGGTGCCTCCTGGTGTACCTGAGGTATTACTAGGATTAATCTGAGTTACTGTTAAATTTTGCAAATTAATATTAAGGTCTCTGATTACATACTGCTCTGGTAATTTTCCACTGCTTTCATTGACAATGATTTTATCAACTTTTGATGGATCAATATACATCCACTCTTGAGTTTCAGGATCTCTGACAAAGAACACATCACCGAACTTAAATGCATTTCTGACTATTTTAAAAATTCTGTTTGTGAACTTATTCATCTTGCACCATTGCTGGAGATATTTTCTTAAGACTAGAATCTCAGCCTGAGTCGCAGTGTCTCTAAAAAAGAATTCAAATGGAGTACGGTTGGTATCATTAATTTGAGTGCAAAATTCAGCAAGAATATCAAGTGCAGCATTGACTTCTGAATCTGAGTCCATTGTGTTATATTGAGAATATCTTTCCTGACGGTTTGGGTGACCTGAATACACATCTGGCAAAAAACTAGAGTAATTTGCACGACTAGGATTTGCTCTATTTGACGTACTTCCTACTGGACTACTGGCGCCATCAGTGTTTATGGGAGTAAAATATTTTTTCCAAGACATATTAAATTATATTACCTTTTTGTGTATTTATAGTCGATTATTACTACCTCATACTTTGTCCATATTGCTAAATTTTATATTCTAAGTAAATTGCCTTTACTTCCTACTCCTGTTGCAACCTTTCTTGTCCAATTAGCAGTTTCAGTTTGAGCTTGTATCATTAGCATGACGTTGTCATTTAATTTTGCCATTTGCTGAGTATGTTTTTTATGCCATTCTTCACTTTGTGAGTTATTAGCAGATGCGGTAGAGTCTTTTTCGCGAGGTTTAGGTGAAGTATCTTCACTCTTTTTCGTAGTCAAATCAGCTCTACGTTGGCGCTCGACCGCGGCCTGGTCTGCGGTAGGAACAGTTGGCTGAACAGGCTGAGAGCTGGCAACAGGTTGAGGAGTGGTAGTAGGAGAGGATTCTCCAAATCTTGCAGTTTTATTATCCTCCCGCGTCTTATTCCGGTCAGCAATACGACGGTCACGCTCAGCGGCGGCTTCTTCGCGTTTTTTGTTATTTGCCTCAAAGTCTTCATTACTTAGCCAACCAAAACTATTTCTTATTTTGTCCCACATCCAGCTTAACTGGTCACCTAGCCACCAAAATTTATCACCAATCATTCCTAATGTAGTAGTTAAATCATCACCATTAGCATAGAGAAGAGCAAATCCAGCAGCCACTAATCCAATAGGTATTAGCCAAACACCTAACGCACTAACCACTGAACCAACAATACCTATCAAAAAATTAAATCCTAATGCTAAAACTCGTAAAACAGCTGAGCCTGCTGAAATTAATGTATTAAATGCCGTCAAGGCAAATCTTCCAACAGTAAGAACACCACTATAAATTCGAAAATAAGTAGTAGCAATAAACGTAACTGCACTCATTGCACTCATTACTAACTGCATTGCAATCATTCCAGTAATAATAGTTCCTATTATTTTGCCTAATGGAACTATTGCATTATTCAATAAGTCACTTGTACCAAAACCAAACTGAGACAGGTAATCAATTATACTAAGTAAAGTTGATATCATACCCCATAAGTTTAGTACAACTTCACGAAGTGCTATCGCTGCAACTTGCAAAATAGAAGCGAATGGATCACCTCCTGTTGCTTCACCAGTAAATGCAGCCTTTATTCCAGACCACATGTCACTGATAATAGTTCCTATCATATTAAGACTCCACTTGAGCCATCCACCAATTGTTTTCCAATCCCAAGTCTTCATTTCATTAAACAACTCTGTTGCAAATGTACCTAGGGTATCAAATATATCTCTGAAAAATGCACCCACTTGCTTGAAGTCTATAAATCCTACTATCTCTCCTGCAAATTTAACCATGGGTTTAAAGAATTTTACTAGATTTTGTTCAATCTCTTTGAAACTAAATCCTCCTGCACTTCCTGAAAATCCAGCAAACATGTCCTTGAACGGCTTTAAAATATCATTAATGTTGATATTTCCAAATAAATCTTTATATAAAGGTATTATCAGTTGTGTGATTAAATCTTTGCCAAAGCCAAGAACTTTTGGTGCAAATTCTTTGAAGGTATTAACTAACCACATAAGAACCGGTTTTAAAGGAGTAAACATCTCATTCAAGAGATTCATTATCCACTCACCTTGATACTTTGCTGCACCTGCCTGTTGAGCAACTGCTCCAGCTTGACTTTTTTGTGCTTTAGTTAGGTCATCCCTAGCTTTATTTTCACGATCAATTGCATCCTGTGAAGATTTTATTCCTTGATTTCGAAGATTTGCTTCAGTCATATGAAGGGATTGAGCAACTTTTGCTCTAGCATCATTTTCAAATGCCAGGACATTCATTGTTCCTCCAAATCTCTTACTGGCTTCTGCCCCGGCCAGAAGAGCTTCTCCACTTTTTTGAGTAATAATCTTCTGACTGTTAACAGCATTCATTGATGCGTCTTTAATCGCTGGAACCATTTCTCGAAGTTTTTTAGCTCCTTCACTGTTCATTGCTGTGTATAACTGTGCCTCTTCCGTCATAGGAGGTAGGCCCAACATTGCAGATAGTAAAGCATCCTGCGCAGCTTTTCCTCCAGCTCTTCCTGCGGCCTCTTCAGCTTGTTGATATGCTTTCTTTTGTTCAGCACTCATTTTAGAAAGCATATTTTCGCGAGCACTATTAGCCGCGCGCTGCTTCATTTCATCTTCTATTTCTTTTCTATTTTTTCCTTGTAGCTCCGCACTAAGCATCATTTCCGTGGCAAATGATTTTACCGAAGATTCCATCTTACTTTGATTGCCTAATTGATCTCTGCTAACACCTCCTAACATTTGAGAATACAGGCCTAGCATATTATTGGCTTCTTCTAGACTATATCCCATGCCTAGGAGTGCTCTGCCAGTAGATCCCTGGATCATTTGAGTGTTGAATTTAATAAGAGCTTTTGCTCCCTGGTCCGCAGTTTGACCTAGATTCAAGAACACTGGTGCGTTTGCCTTCATAACATTTGCAAACTCGTCCATGCTAAGATACATGCCTTTAGCAGAATCTCTGACCATGTTAAGATTGCCGCCTAGGGTTGCGCCAGACTCTGACATTTTTTGAAATGTATCAATATTTTTTTGAACTACTTGTGCTTGATAGGCAAATACTTTTGCCATAAGACCCAATCCAAATGGCAAATTTGTTAAATTATCATAAAAACTAGACAGAGAGCCTGTTCCAGCAATTGCAGTAGTTGCAAGAGACATTTGTGCCTGACCTAGCGATTTGGATATACTAACTAGTGATCCAAAGCCAGTACTAGCCAATCCAACTGCTACACCTAATGTGGTACCTATAAGCCTAGAGGCAGTTCC